AAAATTAAATCGATATGTAAACGCAGAATTGATTTTACTACCATAGCAAAGATTTGCAATCTCAATTCCTTGTTCGGGTGTCAGATCCTCAATGGTTTTCATGATACGAAATTAGGATTCCAAACAAGAAGAATAGAGGAGCCTTCCCAATAAAGGATTCTTCTTCCAATATTGATAACAGAACATCCGTCATGTCGTCTTAGAAAAATACCTATTTTAGGTTCTACTCCTGTCCATTCTGCATATTCAACTTTAACAGTTTCACCTGGATTTGGATTTCTTTCTTCCCACATATTAGTTATTGTTTAGTTTCATTCTCTATTTATTGCTTCTTGCCAAGCTGCTTGTTGATTTTCAAATAACATCTGTACTGTTACAAATGTATTTGTTTTAATGTAAGTAAAACTCGTTTTAATATTTTGCTTTATTTTTCCTAATTCAACACCTTCGTCGATTGCCGTCTCAGTATTTATTATAATCTCAGTTTCTGTTACATCATAGCTCCATTGACTGAATTTTCTTTCGCGAACATCATTAAAATAAATTTTGGCTATATCAATGATAGAATCAAAGTCAGCATGTAAATATCTTTCATTATAACGTTCAAAGAAATGTTTTATCCAAACACCCCATGTATCATATGCATGTTCTTTTTTATCCGCGTCTGTTGTCAGCAACACCAACTGCGAAAAAAAGTCAATTCCCTTTTTATGAACAAAATATACAAAGTAACTTGGATATTCCATATTATAGATATGGCGAACATAACGATCTCTTTTTATACGGGCTCGAAATACCCATTTATTATTTCGGGGAGATGTCCAATTAATCCATTGGTCGTAAAAACCCATTTTATTTTTATTTAATTTTGCGACCATGTTCTTCATAAAATCGCCGACATACTTTTCATAATGAGGAATGTCCTTTTGAAGTTCCTTAATTTTTTCTTCATATGTCATCGACTCTACTATCATAGTAGCAAATATAATAAAAATTTTTGACATTTAGAATAGTTTTAAGAAATTTTTGTTATATTAGCTTCATGGAAGAAGAGTTTAGACACAACATTCGTGCGGTTTTAAAGCCAAAAGCTAAAGAAGAATTCCTTAAAGAAGTTAAGGGTCAATTTATTACGAATGAAATACAAGCCACTTATCTTCAACATTACAAAGAAGAATTTCCTGATGAATATTTGTCATTAAAGCAACAAATAGATCGTTTGTTGAAGAAAAAATACCCGCAATATCATAAAACTGGCGGATATATTGACATCAAGAGAACACACATGTACTATTCTGATCATAAAGTATATGCTAATGTTGACGGAAAGAAATACGAAATAAAAATAGTGTTGCTAAATATGATGCCGACAAGGAGAATACCAGAAATTGAACAAATAAGAAGCGGGACTCAATTTTATATTACGAAGATGAGTCAGGTAGAAACGATCATCAAGTTTTTAGAGACTCATTAATAAAGGGCTTTATTTTTTTTCTTGGTTGAACGCCAGTTGATAAAATCCCACGTGAGGGCATTATGACATATGATGTTCTCGTCTAATATCTTCTTTGCCTCTTTATGTAAGTCCTTTGGGATCAACTCTAAGAGCCTCTCCTTCATTTCTTCGACATTATCAGCCATTAGTTCTACACCATAAATTGTGGATAGAGCTTGAAGTGGTGGATGGTTGTTGGAAAGTTTACGACGTAAGACTTCAACTAAAAAGTTGCCATTGCCAGCTGAGTTATCACAAAAAGTTTTAGATGGATCGGACCAAACTTCTTGTGGAAGTTTGTCAAGCATTTCATTAACTAATGGAAGAGGAGTGAAGTCCTCGGCTGTTTGTTTACGACGGGCTTTACGTTTGTGTTCTATCATAAATCTTCTCCATTACTAAAACGTTCAACCCAAGATTTTGGAATTTTTTTAAATAATTGTAAAGGAAACCCAGTAAATCCCTTTTCATTTTGTGTTTCCTTTTCAATCATTTTAATAATCTTACTATTATTTAAAAAATTAACTAATTGATCCCCCTCATTTTTGTCTTTAACTAAATATCCAACAGAACTATGACCCGTTCCTACTTTTCCAGGATCATAAAACGAATTTAAATTTTTTGAGATGGTTGTTGATGTTATAACCTTAGGATGATCAAATCCTTCAGTTTTATATTCATACCAATCATATAAATTTTTCATATATTGTGTGATTGTACTAACGTGAGGAAATTTTCTATTTTCATCTCCCTTTTCACTTTTTCTTATTTCATTTGGATAATGAGAATTTGATTTAACATTCATTTCAAAATTATCGTTTTTTTCAATATCTTTGTAAAATTGTTTAATTTGAGAATTTTTTGATATTGGTAAAAATTTGTTCTTTTTAAATATAGGATCTATTGTAACCCCATCCAAATTAAAATTTTTAGAAACAATCCAATAATCAATATTAACAATTCCTCCGACATCAAAAAAATTATTAGCCGAATCAAAAAATATTATATTATTATTCCAAATTAATTCTTGCGCTTCTTTAATTGTTTTTTTAGGACCGGTTCTCCATAAATCTGGAGTTATAAAAGCTATTATTCCATTTTTATTTAAAATAGAAAATCCAATTTCAACAAAATAATGCCATATTTTTGCTCCTGCATTAGAAACATTAGTACCTTTTTCTCGTTTAACTTCTTTTTGGAATGGCGGATTTCCTACAACAACATCGAATTTTGGCATTTTATTCCAATCTAAATTTAAACTATCCTTAGTTAATAAATTATCTTTATATGGATTATCTTTATCACTATTATTTATAAGACGTTTTGCTATAGAAGTTTTACCCTTGGCAATATCAACTCCCCATAACATTTCTTCCACTATATGTTTTTCTCTTTCCTTCTCATTGGGAATTTTTGTTTTAAGACCTTCCATTAATCTTTCTTTAATTCCTAAAATATATTTTCCAGTACCCATACACGGATCACAGAATTTTTTATTTGGATCGATCCATACATCATTTGGTAACTTATCTAACATTTCATTGACAAGTTTTGCTGGTGTGCTTCCTTCTTCAGCACGTATCGAAAAGTGTTGTTTAACAAAATTATCTACGGATTCTAATGTAGCATTTTCTAAAACTTTCTGTTCGGCTTGTAAAAAATTAAATATGTTTCTATTTAATAAAACTGTATTTATTAATTTCTTATCATTCCACATTTTAAATGTGTCTACATCTATTCCTGTTATTTCTTTAAATAATTCTGGCTCATCCGTATAAATAATTTGATCTACTGTTTTTTCATTTGTTTGGCTGTCAAATAAAAATAAAGGAATAGCAGCTAAAACATTTGAAATTTTATCTATTGTTTTCTTTTTTAATTTTTCATCTCCTAGATCTACACTCTCAGGCTTTTTGGAAGCCGCTATTTTTTGTTGATGAATATTTTTTCCCTTTTCTACATTTTGAACGTTTACATCAAATTCTTGTCCTCTTTTTTGATTACCTAAATTCCATACGGAAAATATTATATCATCATCTATCTTTTCTACATTAAAATTTTTTCTATTGGCAAATTTTTCAGAGAAGGATCCATGAACTCGAAATGCTTCAATTATTTCATCTACTTTGACTTTTCTTTTAAATTGATTATTTCTATAATCTAAAATTGGAGCGTAATCTAAATATTCCCTAATAACCTCATCAGCACTTTTCTTACCTGATTTATCTGTGTTTTCGCATATTTCATAAGTCATTTTTAGCGCTCTCGTTGGATTAAAATCAAACACATAACACTCGTCTTTATTTTCTTCTGGATTAGGATTTTGTACTCTAAAAATAGCTTGCAAATATTCTTCTATTGATTTTCCGTCATCTAACATTAATACACCATTCCACTCTGGAACAGAAGTTCCCTCTTTAAATCTATAGCATGTTAAAGTAATTGTTCTATCGCTTTTATTAATTCTCTCTTTTACTTCATCTATATCTGTTACAACATTTCCTGTGGCTGGAATAATATCAAATCCTTCAAACTCTGGCATTTTTTTCATAATTTCAGCCATCTGTTTTATACCTGCTGTATTTTTTGGAAGGACCCAAAGAGTATGATTTAAATTATCTTTTATAGAAAATGGAGATATTCTGGGATCTGATCCTGTTCCCATAATCTGTTTTAATAGTCGTTCTAATAATCCTGGCCATTTAAGTTTTTTAGATGAATCTGTTCCTATTAATTTGTCCATGGTAAATCCTTCTTCGGGTTTAAAATGCTGCATTAATTCTCCAACTATTTGTTCATCAATATCTATTAAATACATTTGCATTGATGGCATAGATAAATGTTCTTTAGATGTAGCTTTACCTTCTTTCGTTAGTTGTTTTTCTAATCGTTTTTGTTTTTGTTCTTCAATGTAACTCCACTCATAAATTTGTTCATCTTCAAATCTACCCATGGCAATATCTTTCATTGCAGTGCCTGAAACATAAACTATATAATTATAATTTAATTGGTCTAACATTTCATGGAAATTCAAAGTATTAGTACCATAATGATATTCATCTGCAATTATTAAATCCCAAGGTATTTTTTTAAGTTTATTTAAATTTTCTCGTAATTCGTCTATTGATAAATCTTCAAATTGTTCATTTTCTTCGTCTTCTACTTTAGTCTTTTTATATTGTGCTAATTGTGCTGAAGACATAAATACTCTAGTTGTATCTTTTGCTTGATTAAAGTCTCTTTTATTTTTAAAGTCTACAATATCCCATCCATCAAAATTAACATGGGATTCTATATCATCCTTAAGAGAAGAAAATACATGAGGTTTATAGGTTAATACCAAAATATTTTTAAATTTCATTTCTTTTGCTACATTGAGAAGTGTAAAGTTTTTTCCAAATCTCATTTTAGCTGCTAATAAAAATTCGGTTGGTTTATTTTTAGATGGAGGATTTTCTTCAAAATAATTTACAATTTTTTCAAAAGCTTGTTTTTGCTCTTCTCGCATTGGAAAGTTTTTCAATTTAGGAGTTCCATATAAAACGTCATTTATAACTGAAATTAATTTATCCAATGAAATTCCTCCAAAAACTTCTCTACTTACTATTCCGGCACCTTCTATTTCATGTTTTCCAACTCTAAATCCTTTATTTTTTTTAATTTTCTCTTGAACTTCATATTCAGCTTTAATTGCCTTTCCGAATTTTGTAATTAATTCATCCGTAAATTTAACAGCATACAAAATAACGACTGTTTTAAACTGCCCCGCACGATACCCGCTAATTGTGTCTAGCGGTGTTTTTGGAATATTTGCTTTCGATCCATATTCGCCAAATTTTAAAGGGCAATCATCTCTTATTAAATCATCTTTATATGCCCATATGTAAAGTCCTTGACCTGGGATTGTCATGGCCTCGGTATTATAAATTTCGGGCAGACATTCATATCCTGTTTTTAATGGCATCAATTTTTTTGTCGTTTTTTCATTTTTAGTAGTTTTAATGTCATCTTCATCTCGATCTTCGGCTTTTTGACTTTCTTTATTAATTTTTTCTATTTTTTGGGCAACTGGTTTCATTTCAGATTTTATTGGTTTTGGAGGGGTTTCTGAAACAATGTTTTTATCTATGGGTTGATCCTGTTTTAATTCAGGAACTCTAACATTTCTTATATAGGTATCTAAATTTTGAAAGGAATTAACCGGAATATTATATCCTTTTTTCTTTTGTTTTTCATAATAAAATTTTAATTCATCAAACTTTTCAGGATCTTCTATCATCCATTTAGCAAATTTTCCAGCATAATTTTCCGGATCATCTTTTAATAAATTAAAAAATTCAATATAAAGAGGATCATTTGTAGACACATCATTTTCTGCAAATATTCTTTTTGCTTCTTCTATATTTTCAAATAATTTAAAATCAATAAGAGATTCAGCAATTAAAGCCATTTATAGAGAATTTATTTTATATATTCAGAAAAACTAAGTTCCACTAAACCAATATAAATATATAAAGAAAAAGTATATAGCTCATGGCGGGATTTACTCTCAAAAATTTAGATAACAAAGGAGCTGGTTTAGTTTCAAGAATCCAACGTAATATTCGTTACCTTGCATCCTTAGGGATGAAATGGGATCACGAACTGCTTCAACAATCAAAATCTATCGGTATTGCTGAAGCTCAAATGGACTCTATGTATGGCCTCTATTATCAACAAGGTCAATACATGGGGCTCGATGTTGGTCAAAAAGAATTCATTGCTTTTTATGATAAAGAGTACCCTACTCGTAGGGATTTTTTACGTAAATTTGCTATGAACGGCGAAATCGAACATGTTCTAGAAGTTATCTCTGATGAAACAGTCATTTTCGATGATCAAAATTATTTTGCTTATCCAGCAACAAGAGAATTAAAATCTGTTTTAAAACAGGAAAAAGCAAAAGAAATCATTGACGATTTAAATGAATCTTTTAAGAAAATATATTTTGCATTTGGTTTCAATAAAGGACATGATGCATGGCACTATTGTAAAAAGTTCTTAATTGATGGTTTCTTAGCATTTGAAATCATTTATGATGGTGAAGGAACCGATGATGCAAAGAATGTTATTGGTTTCAAAGAACTCGACCCTGTATCTCTTGAACCTGAAATTCGTAAAGATACAGACGGAAAAGAATATCGAGTTTGGATCCAATATCGTGGTGATTCACAACGACAAAGAGAATTAGTAGATGCTAACTTAATTTATGTTTCATGGGCACGCGGTAATTTCATTTCAAGACTTTCATATGTTGAACGTTTAGTTCGTTCATTCAATATGCTAAGAACCCTTGAAAATTCACGCATCATTTGGAACGTATGGAATGCTCAGATGCGTGTTAAAATTGTTGTTCCTATTGGAACACAATCAGAAGCAAAAGCACGTACAAGACTTTCTGAACTTCGCGGTATGTATAAAGAAGAACTTTCAATTGATGATCAATCAGGAGAAGTTAATTACAATGGTCAAGTTCAGTTTCCATTTGCTAAAACATTTGTTATTCCTTCACGTGATGGAGCACAAACTGAAATTGATGGTTTTCAACCAGCAGGTTATGACCTTTCAAATATCGATGCATTAAAGTATTTCTGGCAAAGATTTATTATTGAGACAAAGGTTCCATCATCTCGTTTCTCAAATGATCCTGCAAACGGCCCAGTAGGCACCTGGAGTGCCAATGCCGAAGGTATTGCAAGAGAAGAATTAAGATTCGAAAACTTTATCACAAGAATACGATCTATTTTCCAAGAAATTGTTTTAAAACCAGCATGGTTACAATTTTGTTTAAAACATCCTGAATTTTCAAAAGATGAATCATTAAGAGCTGCTGTTGGTCTTGATTATGTTGATGAAAACTTATTTGCAGAAGCTAAGGAAAGAGACCTTGCAGAAAAAGCTGCCAATACAGTCACAACTCTTATGAACATTAAACAACCAACTGTAAATCCTGATGGAACACCAGGAGAAGAAAACTATTTCGATCCTAAGTTCTTAGTTGAGAAATACATGACTATGACAGACATGGATATTAAACTCAATGATAAGTATAAGAAAGAACGTAGAGAAGAAATACGTAAACTTGCTGCCGCATATGCACGTATAGCTGCTGTTAGAGGAGCTGCTGCTGGAGGTGGTGGAATGGAAGGTGGTGCAGGTGGATTTGGTGGTGCTGGAGGATTAGGAGGAGGCGAATTTGGTGGTTTAGGTGGTACTGAAGCCGGAGCAGGAGAACTTGGTGGTCTTGGAGGTACTGAAGAACTTGGCGGATTAGGTGGAGAAGAAGAAGGTGGTGAATTAGGAGGAGAAGAAACAGCAACTGAAGAAACTCCACCAGCAAAATAAAAACTATTTATGGGATTATTACGACATAATGGAAAATTGTTAAGATTTTCTAATAAGCTTGTTTCTTTTGGAGGTGAAGAACCCACTATTCAGCTGGGGTAGGAAATGGAAATAGACAACACTGCTTATTAGATTTCGATCCTAATACTGAAACATGGTCATTAAGTACAAAGGGACCAGTTCTAATGAACCCATTACAATGGAACACTGTAGCTGGTACTTATTTATGGGCTATAGACCATGATGGTCAAGGGCAAAATTTACTTACTGATGGTTCTACAGCCTATTTAGGAAACACCTTTAACTCATCATCAGATACATATAGAGCTTCAATGACTAAACTTAAAAATTTTGTTCAATTATAATATTTTAAGAATGGAAACAGCAATGGAATTATTAACTCAATTATGGCCTGTGGCTGTAATCATAGTTGCGTTATTAGTCACACTGATAATAACTAGAGAGAAAAAAGAAAAAGGGGCTTAAGCCCCTTTTATTTCATACTTGTGAATGAACTCTTTGATTTTCTTTGGAGGAAGACTTAGCAAGTTTATGCCGAAGAAACTGGTTGCATTGGAAGCCTGAATCAGTTTGTTTAATATTTCGTCTTCCATTTGTTCTCTCATCTCAGCAGTGATTTCGGTTTTAACCTTCTCTTTGTAATCAGTGGCAGGAATGAGATTTCGCGAAGGTTCAGAAGGAGTAGTTCTCCATCTCTGATTATACTTATTTAAAGCATCGCAAACTTCGATAACCATTTGCTGGTCAGGCTTTCTTCCATGCCATGTGTAGCTAGAGTTTCTTCCGGCTCCGGATTTTTTCAGATATTCAAGTTGATTCAAAACTGTTCCAGTACTTGGATTGGAACCATAGGTTTTTGCATAAAGGGTCACATTAGTAATTGAACCATTTTTCATGCAATCATCGTAGATAGCTGTTAACGTTTGTAGGCATCTTTCTTGTGATTGTTTCATGTCGTTAAAATTTAAGTGTGTATGCAAACATAATAAAAATATTTGAATAAATAAAATAAAATCATAAAAATTATGAAAAAACTTTGGGAAAAAATTAAAGCTTTTGCCCTATCAATATGGGAAAAGATTAAAAAATGGTTTTTAAATACAGCTTGGCCATGGATCAAGAAATCTTGGATTCAAATTGTAAACGTATTAATTGTACTATTTGCATATGGCAAATTAGATGATCTTGGATCTCCAGCAGCAGGTCTCGTGGGATTATGGGGATTTATCCTATTAGCATATTGGATTTTCTGGAAGTTCTTTGGTGCTGACAAAGTTATTAAAGCCTGGTGGGAACAAAGAAAGAAAAAGTAAATGCGTGCGCGTTTAGTAAATGAGTCATATAATTTAGGTTTTAAAAAATCCTATCAATATCTCCAAGAGGTAATTAAGAGATTAATGCCTCTTGAGAGGTATTTCGCTTATAAGAACTATCAAGACAGAACAGACAATTTATCTGATTCAACATATGATCTAACACTACATGTTAGAACTGAAGAAGATTTATCGCAACAAATAAAAAATTTACTAGAAGGATTTGACGATAATCTTGATTTAAATAAAGTTGACAGAGAGGAATCTAGGTCACCTCATTATGAACAGAGTGGACTTTATGATTGGAAAATTCCTAAGAAAAAAAATTATTGGGATTTTGTAAAAGAAAATCCAAAAATGTTACAAAGTGATGCTGACACAATGACCCATGACGTAGTATTATCTTTAATTGATATGGCTGGTGGTGTTGGAAGTATGTTAGCTAACTATAATTATTATAGTTTAAAAGACTTCTTAAACAACATGAGAGATTTCATGGATAAAAAAGAATTTAAAGATTATGTAAAAAGAGTCCATGAAAAATTTCCATATCTTGGTGATAACAAAAGAAAATTCTTAGGAAAAACAAATGAAAGCATACGAAATCCAAATCCTGTTCTGCGTCCTAAATCTAAGAAAGAAATTGAAAGAGAATTTGGAAATCAATACGCAGGATTTAAAGATGCACGTGAAGGTTTTGAACCATTTGTAATCAAAGCCTGGATGAGAGACCCTGGATATGGTTATCAATATGTGTTATTATTTTTAATTAAATTTGATTTTGGACCATATGGACTTTGCATTTATGACTATGAAAAGGAAGAATTTGTTGAAGAACCAGGAACTCTAGATGATTATGGTCTAACATATGAAGAAGTGATGATGAAGTACGAAGATTATTTCAATTTTATTTAACAGAATTTTAACAGATCTTATTTTTATTTTTAGCATATAATAGTTATATTTGTAATTCTTAAACCAAACTACATGTTACTAATCGCAGAAATTATTTTAACTATCTTTGCCTGGAAAAAAGGCTGGAGATGGTGGGCTTTAGTACCGATTGCACTTGCATTATTAATTGGGCTCTTTATGGGTATGGGAGTAGGAGCATCAGGTGGTGATGTTGACAGTGTCAGAGGTATATCAATTGTTCTCGACGTAATTGCAGTCATAGCTCTTATAGTTATGGTTACAAAAGGGCCGAAAACTAACGAAGTAGAAGAAACTAAAGATATTGAGAATGCTCCTCGGAGCTAGTTATAGAGTAGGTATGTAAGACGCGGGTTCGAATCCCGCCACCTCCACAGCGAAACGAGTCGCTAAACGAGTTCCAATTTACTCATTCTTAAATTGGTGGTGGAATCCTGACCATCGTCCAGTTTCTGGACAACCGGTTAGCCCTGGGTTTTCGGAATTGAACCCTTAATCAATTCCAAACGGGGGTGACTTGGCTTTGATTGCATACTGAGGGAAATAATGAACGTCTCAATGAACGCAATAAACGGCGAACAGTTTAATGAAATGAAAATGGCTGCTTAAGAAGCACCCGCTTTCAGGAGACTTGCCGGCAGCCTTAGTGCCGGCTTTTTTATTATGAAAAAATTTAATTATTTTTATAAAACTACAAACATCATAAATGAAAAATTTTATTATGGTGTTCATTCTTCTGACAAAGATAACGATAATTATCTAGGATCAGGAAAATTATTATTAAAGGCTATCAAAAAATATGGCCGTGAAAATTTTAAAAGAGAAATCATCCAATTTTTTGATTCTTTTGACGATGCCTTAAATTTTGAAAAACAATTTGTTATCGAAGATATAATAACAAATCCATTATGTTATAATATTAACATTGGAGGTAAAGGAGGGTCAAAAAGAGGAAGACAATCTCCAATGAAAGGACGAATACATTCTGAAGAAACAAAAACAAAAATTAGTAACTCTGAAAAGGGAAAGTCTAAAAATAAAGGAATAACTCGCTCAATAGAAACCCGGCAAAAAATTAGCGAGAATAATGGTATGAAAAACCGAGGTTATCTTGTTTCTGGTTCTCGTAATGGAATGTATAAGAAAAAATACAATATAATTTAGAGACTTGCCCGCAGCCTAAGTGCGGGCTTTTTTTGTGTGATATATAAATAAATTAATAGTTTATATGCGCGCTAAATTTGTCTTTGAAAGCCAACATATATTAAATAAGATCGATCTTATCAATGAAATACTTCAACAATTCGATGAAGAAATTCGTGATGAATTGAAAAAGGATTTAATGGCTATGTCCAAAGATGAAT